AGAGTTTGTTTATGCAAAACTTGGCAGTTAATTGGATGGAAGCTGGGCTTAATGGGACTTATATTACATTGGAGCTCAGTGAGGGCTTGACAGCCATGCGACTTGATAGTATGTTAACTGGAACACCTAGCAAACAGTTGTTTAAAGATATTGACACTGTTGAAATGAAAGTCAAGATGGCGGGCAAAAAAGCAGGCAATCTGCAGATTAAATACATGCCAGCACAAAGCACTGTTAACGATATTCGTGCATTTGTAAAAGAACTTAGCATTAAACAAGGCAAAGACATTGACTTTATGCTGGTTGACTATTTGGACTTGCTTATGCCAGTGAGTGCAAAGGTTAGCCCAAACGATTTGTTTGTTAAAGACAAGTATGTAAGTGAAGAACTTCGCAACTTGGCACGTGAATTAAACATATTATTTGTTACAGCAAGTCAGTTGAACAGAAGTGCTGTGGAAGAGATTGAATTTGATCACTCGCACATCTCGGGTGGTATTAGTAAGATTAACACAGCAGACAATGTGTTTGGTATTTTTACAAGTAGAGCAATGAAAGAACGTGGGCGCTATCAAATACAAGCAATGAAAACCAGAAGCAGTAGTGGTGTTGGACAAAAGATTGACTTGGAGTTCGACATGGAAAGTCTGAGGATCACTGGACTGGATGACGACGAAGCAGCATCGGGTGCAGGCACACAAGGCAGCACTATATTAGCAGGCATTAAAGCAAAAAGTCAAATGGTGCAAAAAGACGTAACTGACAGCATGCCGCAAGATGCTCCCAAGGTAGTGGCCGATGTACAGAGCAGCAAGCTCAAACAAATGCTAGCAGGAATTAAACAAAACGGATAATCAATATGTGGAAGTGCAGCGAGCCATATAACACTGTGTACTTAGAGCAACAAGAAACTGGGTTGCATGTTGCTCCTTGTTGTGTTGCTACACCTGAGTTGTATGACACTAACGCAACTTTATTTGATCAGCCATACTTACAACAAGTAAGAGCAGAGTTTGACAATAATAAAATACCAAGTGCGTGTGTATATTGTGTGAAAAATGAACAAAACGGATTCACAAGTCGCCGACAGTCAAGTGGACAAGAAGAACATGTACATCAAATAAAAAATTTAGAAATACATGTTGGTAATTATTGCAATCTTAAATGTGTTATCTGTAGTAATCGTTATAGTTCATCATGGCGCAAAGATGCTGGCGCACTAGGTCACAAAACATATGATAATTTTAAATTTGATTCAGTGGATTTTGTAAAAGATTTAGATACTGTGGAATGGTTGCATTTTAACGGTGGCGAACCGTTGTTTACTGACATACATCAAGATATACTTAATAATATATCCAATCCTGGGCAATGCACAGTATACTATAATACCAATGGAACTATTCGAGTTACTGACAGTATATTTGAACTTTGGAGTAGGTTTAAACTAGTAAAATTAATTTTTAGTATCGACGATGTTGGCGAAAGATTTAATTACCAACGTACAAATGCAGATTGGACACAAGTCGAAAGTAACATGTTTTGGTATAGAGATGTTGCACCGTCAAATATGATGTTTGGCATTAATCGAACTATTAGTAGATTAAATATGGATCATCTTGATGAATTGGATGAATGGTTCGTGAATTATTTCCCTACAAATAGAGATGGGGATCATAATGATTATACCAATCAATATGCTGCTGGAAGGTGCGCTATAGATGCCGACAAAACTCATTTTCAAACCTATATTGAAAATCTTGACAAACTGAGAACCTAATAGTTATAGTAAATATACATAAATACTAAAAAGGACAAACAAAGTCATGCAAAAAAAGACTCGCAGCATCTTTGATGAGCTGGATGGCATTTACAATGAGCGTTATAAAAAACTCGAAGAACGTGAATATGTTGTTGAGAGTCGTGCTAGTAATGTTATTGCTAGTGCAGTGCGTCTGATGGAACAAATTGAAGAATTATATACCGCTGAGCAAGCTGAAAATTTACAACGCAAATTGTTAAATGCCATCCGAGCACGAGATCCTGGCAAGTTTTCTAGATCGGTAAGGCGCACAAATGAAAAGTAAAGCACAAATAATACAAGAAAATCTATTAGCAGAACTTGAAAAAGTATCTGAAATTGAATTTTTTAAAAAAGCCGGGAAAGCTGTTTCTGGTGTTGCTACAGGGTTGGATAAACTTAGTAATCTTGGTAAAAAAATACAAGACTATGATCCATCTAAGCCTACTGTAAAGAAAACACCTGACGAATTTGGAGCTGATGGCGTCCAACGAAATATCTCCGATACCGGAAAAGCCATTGACGATCTGCAAGCACTCAACCGCCTACGCCCTGATGCCCGTCAAGATGCAATAATAAAAACGCAAAGCCCTGAACAGCAAATCATTGCTCGTAAATCGCAGTTAATGAAAAAACATCGCATGACTCCAGATAAGTTGGAAAAAGCACAGCAGGAAAAATCTGAAAAAGCTGCTATTGCAAAAAGTATTTCTAGACAAAAGAAAAAACGCCCTAGCGGCATTGCTACAGGAATTGCAAAGTCAGCACCAGTTGCGCCAACACCGGTACCTGGACAAAAAGCCAAAGCAAACAAGCAATCCAAGCTTCCTGCAATTGGTGGAATACTACCAACCGATCCGAGATATCCAGCGTTGGCAGCAAAAGTTGCTGCGGCTGAGAAAAACAAATAAGGTAAAAGCATGAAACTTCTCAAGGAAGGCGGCAACGTTTTTAAAGATTCCGATGGTGCAAGTGCTACACAGCGCATTAACCAAACTGATGTTAAGTCAACTGTGGCCTGGCTCGAGCAACTAACTGGACTACCTCTTATGGATAACATGCTGGGAAGCACAGGACAAAAACCAACATCTGGTGATTTAGACCTTGCAGTTGACAGCACAGTTATGAGCAAAGAAGAACTTAGTAACAGGTTAACACAATGGGCAACCAGTCACGGTTTTGATCCAATGGAGTGGACAAAGAAAAGCGGTATCAGTGTGCATTTTAAAACACCTATTACGGGACGAGAAGACCGCGGGTATGTGCAAACTGACTTTATGTTTGTGCAAAAGCCAGCGTTCAGCAAGTTTATACTGCGCAGTGATCCCAACAGTGAATACAAGGGTGCAACACGAAATGTACTCATTAATAGTATTGCAAAAGCGGCAGGTCTTAAACTCAATCAGAATTCGGGATTGTATCGCAGGGAAGACAATGCATTTATAACTGATGACCCAGATAAAATTGCTACGCTGTTATTAAATAAAAATGCAAACAGAGATGACCTAGCTAGTGTAGAATCTATTATGGCCCAACTTAAATCAGACAAGCAACGTGATGCTAAACTAGATGATTTCCGTGGCTACGCTGAACGTGAAGGTTTTACTTTTGAAGAAGTAAACGAATCCGGAACTGCCTGGCTTGCACGGTTGCGTGATAGAATTGTATACCAGGGCATGGAAGTCATAACCGAAAATCCATACACACCTTACAAGCTAACTGAAGGTGTGCGTATTGAGCACCCTGAAGACTTGATCTTTGATTACGGCAGTAAAGGTCTTACACAAGCACTTGCAGGTCTCAAAAGTGCTGCCGCAGAACCTGCTAAAACAAACACTATTAAATGGGACGGCAAGCCAGCAGTTATATTTGGTAGAGACAGCACAGGAGACTTTGTGCTCACTGATAAGTCAGGGTTTCTTGCAAAAGGCTACAACGGCTTGGCCAAGTCTCCAAAAGACATTGAACGTATCATGGGCATGCGCAAAGGCGATAGAACAGATCTAATTGCAGTGTATGCTAAATTGTTTCCGTTGCTAAGTCGCACAGTGCCCAAGGACTTCCGTGGATACGTGCAAGGTGATTTGCTGTACAGCGACACTCCTCCATTGGAAGATGGTATGTATGTTTTTACTCCTAATACTGTTACATATCGTGTTGATGCAAACACCCCAATTGGAAAAGCGGTTGGTAATAGTGAAGCAGGCGTTGCAGTACACACATCAATTGACGGCCCAGGTGGCCCTGCAACTCCTGTTACTAGTGCAGTATTAAACAAAGCACCCGGTGTTCTTATACTCGACCCAACTATGAAAGACACTGGTAGTAAAATCGAATTAAATGCAAAGTTGATTGCACAAGTGGAAAACATTTACAATAACTATGCACCTGAAATTGATGCATTCTTTGCTCCAGGTGAGCTGCGCAGCAGAAAGATAACAAACACACCAGCGTTGATAAAGCAATATATCAACAGCAAAGTGCGCAGTGGCAATTATAAAAACATGATCAAAGATTTTGGTCCATGGATTGAACAAAAACAACCAACCAAGGCAGCTCGTATCATTGACTGGATGAATCAAAATAAAAGTGCAGTTGCAGCATTGTTCAGTGGGTTTTTAAACATCAGTCAACTTAAAAATGACTTGGTACGTCAGTTGGATGCACAAGACCAAGATGTAAAAGCTGACATTGAAGGTGAACCCGGTCATGAAGGATACGTAGGAGCAGGAATGAAGTTTGTGGATCGTATGAGATTTTCGCAAGCTAACTTTGCACAAAATAATCCAGGACAAAACTAATGGATCAGCCAGTAACACAAATACAACTTGATGCACTAGAAAAAGCACTTGATAAAGTGTTTGCCCAAGTAGGAATCGATGTTGAGTTTACAAGACACTTTCTGGATCGTGTAAATGATGAACGCAACGTGCGGCAAATTACAATACAAGAGCTGGCAATACTATTTAAAAAAGAATTTCAAAAGTATGCCAAGCCAATTGCACAACTAGGACCAGATGCACAAGCGGTGCTGAAAGATTTATCATCGGATATCAATGTGCCGTTTGCACTTGTGTGGGATAGTGCAAACCAGGAACTAGATTTAATTGCTAAAACTGTGATGCGTAAAAAAGATTTCAAGACTCCTAACAAAGAATTTGCAGTTGAGCAGACAAGCATATTTCACGAGCTCAGCGAAAGTCGCATGTGGCGACAAATGAAGCAACTAACTGGTCTTAAAATGAGCAAGGTTGCTGAACTGATGTTCGAACAGTTGTTAGCATTGCAGATTTTTGCACAAAGCGACCCTGCTTATGCAGCACAACAAGCTGCACAAATTATGAGATTACAAAACTTTGATGGGTTTCGTACCAGCCAACCAGACCTTTACAACGTGTTAACTATTATGGTTGATCCAGAACGCTTTGACAGTCAAATTGTACAAGATGTACAAGTGAGTGTGCCGGAGTTGCGGTTAAAGCGTAATCTAAGAGCAATAGCAAAAAACAAATATAATGCCGGCGATTATAATTATTTGATGTTGATGTTACAACGAGAAATGCAAGATTACCTACCGGCTCCGCTGATACAAATGCGTAGACAAATTGGCAATTGGGATCGTACAAAGCCGCAAGACAGGAAAGTTATTGTAGATCGACTCATGCTGCAAATGCGTGAACGTGGATTTCAAAACGAAAGTTATGAAAGACTGAGAACACTCGATATTTCATAAACGTGCTAAATAAAAGTAGGGACAGTAATGTTCCAACCATTATTTAGGAGAAATAAAATGGCTGAAATTTCAACAAACGCAACAGTTAAGCAAGGCCAAGGTCTTGGTCCAACAACATACATCTATGCAGTAGCAACTGGTACAATCACAGTAGCAGCCGCTTGCACAGCAATCACAACAACATATGGTGGCACAATTGCCGCTGTTGAAGGTGTAGCAGACGGCAACCACGTTGCTGTACAAGGCGGCCCAGGTGGCGCAGAAGCAGTCAGTGGCATCTCACTAGTTGCAACATTTGCTAACCCATCTGCATAATAACTTAATTTAAGTTCATTCATTAAAACCCTAGTTTTTGTAACTAGGGTTTTTTTGTGGCTAAGTAATATTACTAGCTTGTAGTATTGGACTTTGAACATGCAATTAATTGAAATAGTAACAGTATTTGACTGCACTTGCACTGGTACAACAAGTCACCGAAAATTACAAGATGCACCTATTATAAACAAAGTTGGTACATCTATTAGTACAGTTGATGAATGGAATTTCAGCAGAAATCAACAACGCAATTGGGAAACTATATTACAGTGTGTTGGACTAAAAACACAAGCAATTGACATTACAGATCCGGTTTGTACAAATTTAGGAAAAAATAAGTACTGGAAACTTTCGTTTTGTGTTGAACAAACTGGTATATTTGACGACGGCGAAGACGAACTTGGGTTATTAAAAAACGACATGCACGGTGTTCCTATGATAGTAGGGCTTACAGAACACTACAAAGAAGGATTTTTATTTCCTTACTTGATCACACATGGTTCTAAATCTAACATTAAATTCAAGGCAGTAACTTTAGAATAGTCCACATTTGATAAATATCTTTAACAAATATTATAGAGGCTACCATGAATGATACCACACCCATCGAGAAAAAAAGTCTAGAAGCACACGTAGACTTGTGTGCAGAGAGATATAAATTAATGTCTCACCAGATTGTGACTGTAAATAGTAAAGTTGATGCTCTTGAGATGCTTATCAAAGAGGTTCATGACATGGTAGCAGCGATGACCCAACGCCGCAATGACCAATTAATCAGCTGGGGAGCTGGCATAATTGCAACTCTTATCGGGGTAATTGGATGGTTAGTAATAAGCTACGTAATAGTTACGTAAACAAAGCTGTTAGAAAATTAACAGATATTGTAAAAGAAAATTTACTAGAAAATAACAACGTTATTACTAGAAGCGGTGATAGCATTTCTGCATTCAAGCATTACCGTATTGTTAAAACAGAAAATTACTCATACAACATTTATAAAGACAACTGTTTGATTACAACAGTGAGTTCTAGCAGGGTTGCACTTGCATGGTGTATATACGATAAACATAGTAAATTAACAGATGCAACACAATTAATTAAACACGAAAACGAACTAATTAGAAGACAAAGTGAAATGATGCACTATCGCTGTTTTATCAACAGTGATAAAATCACCGAAACTCGACGAAATATCACAATTAACAGGTTGGACGACACAAAAGATCGTTATCACATATTACAGAAATACATTGATAAATATATAAACATTGCTAAATACTGTCAGCAAAAAGGATTTGATAATGAAACTATTTGACCTGGAATCGTCACAAACTAAACAGTCACAAAAAGTTATGGAAAGTTATTTTCATAACAAAGTTGACTTCACTGCATTGGCCCCGGAAAAAGCCAAAGGCATGTTGAAAAAAGTTCGTGGCTTGATCAGTGAGCACCGCAACAGTAAACGTTTGCACACCAGTGAAAAAGATGCTGGGTATTTGCAACTATTGGTTATGGAACGTGGGCTTAGTGCTAGGTTGTCAATGGATGAAAACAGTCCAGCAGACCCAATGGTCAAGCAAAGCTTGAATAAAATTAAAAGCCAGCAAACAATCAGTCCAGCAGAACAAAACGCACTTGCTAAAAAACTTAATACAAATCCTCAATCGCTAACAAAAGCACTAGCAGGCACAGCCGTTGCCGGCCCGGATAAGGCAGTAGCCGATCAGCTAGCGGGCATGCTGTCAACAGTTGAATCTAACGAATCAGTGAGCAAACTAAAGTCAAATGTTGATAGTGCATTCAACGCTATCATGAAGAAAGATCCGGGCGACGAAGGAATTGGCTTTATTTTTGACAAATTTGCAAGTAAAATGTCCGACAATGATGCAAGCAGACTTGCAAGAAAATTGGCAAAATTTTATCCAGAATGGTACGAACAACACTATCAAAATGAAGGCAAAGACATTGGCAAACCGGGTAAAAACTTTGCTAAAATTGCTAAAAATGCTGCTAAAAAATATGGTTCAAAGGCAGCAGGCGAGAGAGTTGCTGGTGCTGTTCTAAACAAGCTACGCAACGAAGGAACCACAGTAACAATGGATGGTCGTTATTTAACTGAAGACGAAGTACAGCAAGCTCAAGTTGTTTTAGCTGCACAGGATATGGTCGACAGAATGCAAAGCATGCTAGAAGATGTAACTGCTATGCAATTTAAAGATTTGCCTGCGTTGAGTACTAGTATTGCAAGTACAGTTGGCACAAATGAAGCACAAGCATTTAACAACGAAGCCAGTGCAGCACTAGCTGCACTAGTTGATGCAGTGCAAGCTGCTAAACTTGGCGTTGAAAGTGCACAAGGCACACTTACTGGACAAGAACCAGTTGTTCCGGGTGCCGAAGAAGAAGTTGGCTTTGATGCAGATATGGATGTGGATGCCGAAGTCGATGATGTTGATGTAGACATAGATGTTGATGTTGAAGAACCAGAAATGGGCAGTCTAGGAAGAGCTCGTAGATAATATGCGATTTCGCGAGTTTAGAGAATCAGTTGATCATCCATCGCCCCAGCAACTTATGGCGCTTGCCGAATACTTGCTGGGACGAACTGATGATGCTAACAGTGAAAAAGCAGTGCCTATAGATGCGTTTTTAAGCATGGCACACAATATGGGTGTAAGCATAACTGATAAGCAACTTCGCAACTTAGCAGGACATGACCCGTTAAAAAATGTTATTGTTAATGTCACTGACGATGAAGTTATACTCAGCGGCGGCGCTAACATAGAAGCCGACGATACTATGACAGTTGATCAAGCAAGAGACACAGTTGCAGACATGGCAGATTCGGCTAACGATTTAACTTGACAAGCAATTAATAACATGTTATGTTAGTAACATGACATTAATTAAACCCAAGTACGATTATACACCCATTTCCCGTAAACAGATAGATGGTAAACGCAAGTACATGACACCCGATGGCGGTGCAGTTGCGAGTGTTACAACTATTCTTGATGCTACAAGCGATAAGTCTGGTCTTATTGCTTGGCGTAAACGTGTAGGCGAAAAGAAAGCACAAGAAGTTGTAACTGAAGCTGCTGGTGTTGGCACACGTATGCACAAGTATCTTGAGGACTACGTTGAATTCGGCGAATGGCCCACCCCGGGTAGTAATCCGTTTGCTAAAAAGGCACATGCAATGGCAACACAAGTGCGTGATAATGCTCTAGTAGATGTAGATGAGATTTGGGGTAGCGAAGTTGCTCTTTATGTTCCGCAGATGTATGCCGGTACTACTGACCTAGTAGGCGTATACAAAGGTCAGCCCTGTATTATGGACTTTAAACAGACCAACAAGCCTAAGAAGCTAGAGTATGTACAAAACTACTTCCTACAGCTAGTAGCATACGCAGAAGCACACAACGAAATCTACGGTACCAACATTCGCGAAGGACATATCTTTATGTGTAGTCGCGGAGATGACGGTATGCTGTTAGGTGGCGAAACTTATCAACAGTTCGATGTGTGGCCAGATGAATACGATGAATGGCGTAACGAATGGTACAATAGGGTATATACATATTACGAGAAACATGCATAGTATAGGTAAATACACTTAGATTCCGGAGTTTAACACAATATGGCAATAGTTCAAGTATCACGCATTACAAACCGTAAAGGTCTTAGTGAAAATTTACCTCAATTAGCAGGCGCAGAGTTTGGCTGGGTGATTGACAGCCGCCAGCTTTATATTGGCAATGGCACTGTTGCTGAAGGGGCTCCCACAGTCGGTAACACTGAAATTCTTACGCAGTACAGTGATATTTTAAACCTTGCAACTAGTTATGTATACAAAGGCCAACATGCTGGATACACAGTGCAAACTGGAGCCAGTGCCGATGATGCAGTAACACAAACCATACAAGCAAAACTTGACAACTATGCAAGTGTGCTTGACTTTGGTGCAACCGGAGACGGTGTAACTGATGATACCGCTGCTATTAATAGGGCGTTGTATCAATTGTTTTGCAGAGAAACAAACACAACAGTTCGCCGCAGTTTGTTTTTTCCAGCAGGTACTTACAAAGTAACTTCCTCAATTAATGTTCCGCCATTTGCGCAATTGTACGGCGAAGGCAGCAACAGTTCAACAATTGAGATGAACGGCGGCAGCACTTATGTTATGCGCACAGCCGATAGTTTGCAACAAACTGGAGTTAATATTGGCAACAACAGTGCTACACCACCAAGCAACATTGAAATTTCAGGAATGACATTCAAGAGTGTTGATAGTGTTGATCTAGTTTTAGTTGATCGTGCTGAGCAAGTTTCATTTAATAATGTTAATTTTATTGGCCCATTGGTGCAAGCAACGTTAACTAATGCAAGTGCTAACATTGCTGCCGTACGGTTTGATAGCACGGTTGCAAATACAACAAAACAAATCGAATTTAACAATTGTAAGTTCACTGGGCTAACATACGGGCTTAACACTGATGAAAATATTCAAGGTGTAACTGTGCAAAACTCGCAGTTTAACACATTGTACCAAGGAGTATTGCTTGGCGACGGTACCCCAGTAAATGGTGGCCCGCAAGGTGTACGAATTGTGCAAAACTTGTTTGATGATGTTGCTAAAGAAGGTATTATCATTGGTGCAGTATCTCAAAACGTTAGTGCGTACAATATTTTTCTTGATGTTGCTAATGATTTTTTAGGTGCAGGAAATCCAGCATCAACTGTTATTGATATCAATGGTGATAACAACGTTAGTGTCGGTGACATGTTTGATCGCAGTGATGCTGATGCACTAACACAAGCAAGAATCGACTTAAACAACAAAGCATGTTATGCTCTTGTTAATGGCGAAGAGATTGAATTTGGTACATATCATAAGCTTGCCGGAGTAAGTACAGAACTTACTGTACAAGGATCGCCGACTGTTATATTCACTGTTACTACTGCCAATGCCGCTGCGTTTGATTGTATGTACCAATTCAAAGATCCGCTGACTAATGTTATACGTTTTGGCTCTCTTAGAGTTGTAGCACAAGACAGTGACGACAGCGCAGGCACACTAAGTTACGTTGACGAATACACCGAGGACAATCCAAGTGCGATTGTACTTGACGTAATACAAAGTGGTAGTACAATTAGTGTACGTTACACATCAACTGCCTCTGGCACATTTAAATATTCACTCGAGCATCTTGGCATTTAAAATACATGTGGGAACACCGTCCTGAGCAGCAACTAATCGCATGGAATCTCCTCCGCGAACAATGCAAACACGAAGAAAATCTCGACATAGCAATTTCTGCTGTGCACACTTGGTGGCAGGAATGCCCAACTAAACTACGATACTTACATTGGACATTGCCACAAGAATGGCCAAATCCTTGGGACTTGATTGCCGATGATATATACTGTGAGCTTGCAAAATGCCTAGGCATCAGTTACACCATCTTGATGCTGGGTAACAAGTATATCAATGACTTATGCATACAAGAAACAACAGATGGTTCTTATATAGTGTCGGTCAACCAGGGGAAATATATATTGAATTGGGATGTGTCTCGAGTGTTAAATATCAGTTCAATAGAACAAATGAATATACACAATAGCATGGATTCTGCCATGTTTGCACACAACATACGATAGGAAAAAGTTAATATGAGCATTCAAGTTTCGAAACGTGATGGTACTAAAGAACTATTAGACATTGATAAACTACACAAAGTTGTGTTTTATGCATGCGAGGGTATCACTGGAGTTAGTGCAAGCGAAGTAGAAATTAAAAGCCAGATTCAATTCTACAACGGCGTAACTAGTAAAGAAATTCAAGAAACACTCATCAAGGCAGCCGCAGATCTTATCAATGAAGATACACCTAACTATCAGTTTGTAGGTGGTAGATTGATCAATTATGCATTGCGCAAAGAAGTATACGGCGGATTCACTCCGTGGCATGTCAAGGAATTGGTAGATAAAAATACCAAAGCAGGGTTCTATGATCCTGAACTTGTTACTAAATATACTGACCAGGAATGGGACAGGATCAATACATTTATTAGACACGAGCGTGATGAAAATCTAACTTATGTTGCCATGGAACAACTACGTGGCAAGTACCTATGCCAAAATAGAGTAAGCGGTGAAATTTTTGAGACACCGCAGATGTGTTATGTTCTTATTGCAGCAAGCCTATTTCAGGATTATCCAGTTGATGCCCGGTTGAAATGGATAAAGGAATATTATGATGCCATTAGTTTACACGACATTAGTTTGCCTACTCCTGTTATGGCCGGTGTACGTACTCCGCAAAGACAGTTCAGTTCCTGCGTTCTTATTGAAACTGACGACAGTCTTGATAGCATTAATGCTACCAGCAGTAGTATTGTTAAATATGTAAGTCAAAAAGCAGGCATCGGCATCGGTGGTGGCAGTATTCGTGCTATCGGTTCACCTATTCGCAAGGGCGATGCTTACCATACAGGTATTATTCCTTTCTATAAAATGTTTCAAGCTGCGACCAAATCTTGCAGCCAAGGTGGTGTGCGTGGCGGCGCAGCAACAATATACTATCCTATTTGGCACCTAGAAGCAGAAGAAATGTTGGTGTTAAAGAACAACAAAGGCACAGAAGAAAATCGTGTTCGTCACATGGACTACGGCGTACAGTTCAACAAGCTAATGTACGAACGTCTAATTACAGGCGGCAATATTACATTGTTCTCGCCAGCTGATGTTCCAGGTTTATACGAAGCGTTTTTTGCAGATCAAGACAAGTTTCGTGAACTATATGAAACAGCAGAACGTAACACAAGACTACGCAAAAAAACTTTACCAGCAAGTGAGTTGTTTGGTAGCTTCATGGAAGAGCGTAAAAATACTGGACGCATCTATCTACAAAACGTAGACAATGCCAATGACCACGGTGCATTTTTACCAGAAGTTGCACCTATTCGTCAATCAAACTTGTGTGCAGAAATTGATTTGCCAACCAAGCCACTCAAAGATCTCAACGACCCAGAAGGCGAAATTAGCCTATGCACATTGAGTGCAATCAACTGGGGCAACATTCGTACTCCAGCAGACTTCGAGCGTGTGTGTCGTTTGGCAGTGCGTGGGCTTGATGCACTACTAAGCTATCAGAACTATCCAATACTAGCAGCGCAGCTATCCACAGAGAAACGCCGTCCTTTAGGCGTTGGCATTATTAACTTTGCATACTGGTTGGCTAAGAATGATTTGAGTTATCAAAACATTACACCAGAAGGACTTGCACTTGTAGACGAATGGGCAGAAGCTTGGTCGTACTACTTGATCAAAGCTAGTGCCGATTTAGCAACAGAGTTTGGCGCACCTAGCGGCAACATGGAAACAAAGTATGGACACGGTATTACACCTAATCAAACATACAAGAAAGACTTAGACGAATTAGTTCCGCATGTTGAGCGTATGGATTGGGAAGGACTGCGTGAACAGCTAAAAGCTACTGGCATACGCAACTCAACACTAATGGCTCTTATGCCAAGTGAAACAAGTGCGCAGATTGCAAACGCAACTAACGGCATCGAGCCGCCACGTTCGCTTATCAGTGTAAAGCAATCAAAGCACGGTGTTCTCAAGCAAGTTGTACCAGAGTTTAAACGTCTAAAGAACAAGTATGATTTGCTATGGAATCAACAGTCGCCTGAAGGATACTTGAAGATTATGGCTGTACTACAAAAATACATCGACCAGGGTATTAGTGTGAACACTTCATACAATCCGGTACACTTTGAGGACGAAAAGATTCCAATGAGTACAATGTTGCAGCATCTATTGATGTTTTACAAGTACGGTGGCAAGCAACTTTATTACTTTAACACCAATGATGGCCAAGGCGAAATTGATGTAAGCAAGATGATGGGCGAGGTCGATCTTGAGCAAGTTGAAATAGATGACGAAGATTGCGAAAGCTGTACTATTTAAAACTTGACATGCTCTGCGTAGCATGTTACACTAACACAGACAGACACACAAAGAATAGGTAAAATTTTATGAGCGTTTTTAACACTGAAAACAATGCAGACCATACTAAAGTATTGGCATTTTTAGATCCGTCGGGCGGACCTACGATTCAGCGTTATGATACACTGAAGTATAAAAGTTTTGACGGACTTACAGACAAGCAACTAGGGTTCTTTTGGCGCCCTGAAGAAGTTGATGTAACCAAAGACAGTAAGGACTTTAAAGCTCTTAGCGACCACGAGCAGCATATTTTTACCAGCAATCTCAAGCGTCAAATTCTATTGGATAGTGTACAAGGCCGTGCACCAGTAGAAGCATTTGCTCCTATTGTAAGTTTGCCCGAAATTGAAAACTGGATTCAAACATGGACATTCAGTGAAACAATCCACTCACGTTCATATACACATATTATTCGCAATGTGTACAACAATCCAAGTAAAATCTTTGATGAAATGATGGACATTGAAGAGATTGCTGATTGTGCAGGTGACATTTCTAAATATTACGATGGTTTGATTGAAATGAGTAGCTGGTACAATTTGCTAGGAGAAGGCACACATAAAGTCAATGGTAAGAAAGTTGTAGTTGATCTTTACGAGCTAAAGAAACTGTTGTGGCTCACACTAATGAGCGTTAATATCCTAGAAGGTGTACGGTTTTATGTGTCGTTTGCTTGTAGCTGGGCATTTGCAGAAATGAAGCAAATGGAAGGCAATGCTAAGATTATTAAATTAATTGCACGTGATGAGAACTTGCACTTAGCAAGCACACAGATGTTGCTTAAAATACTTAAAAAAGATGATCCAGATTACGCAAAGATTGCAGAAGAAACTGAAGAAGCTTGTATTCAAATGTTTGTTGAAGCAGTTGATCAAGAGAAAGCCTGGGCTGACTACTTGTTCAAAGACGGCTCAATGATTGGTTTGAATGCCGAACTACTAGGACAGTATATCGAATGGATCTGTACACGACGAATGACCAATGTAAATCTCAAAAGTCCGTATAGTGTAAAAAACAATCCGTTACCGTGGACACAAAAATGGATCAGTGGATCAGAAGTACAAGTGGCACCACAAGAAACAGAAATTACAAGTTATGTAAGTGGCGGAACAAAACAAGATGTTGGCGCTGACACATTTAAAGGATTCTCACTATGATTGAAATCTACGGTAAAGCACAATGCCCGTTCTGTGATCAAGCGAAAACGTTGTGTGAACAACGACAATTTGAGTACAGGTACTACCAACTAGACGTAGACTTTACTCGAGACGAAGTATTAGAACTGTTTCCAGGGGCCCGTACTTTTCCGCAAATTAAAGTAAATGGGCAAAAAATTGGCGGATGGTCGGACTTTCCGCAATATTTAGAAGAAACTTCATATACAGGATCGGGTGAAACTTTGTAAATGTCTTATAATGTATGGAACAAATGGGACAAGCTTAAAACAGTCATGCTAGGCGAGTGTTATAATCCGGAGTTTTTTCGAGACATTAAAAATTCAAATGTTAAATCTGCATTGCAACGTATTGCCAGCGAAACCCAAGAAGATCTCGAAAACTATGAACGTGTATTAAAAGATTTTGGGTGTAAAGTATTGCGACCGAATATCGATCGCAATGATTCAATTATAGCACATGTAAACAATGACGGCAAAGTAGCGAACATACCTCGCAGTCCTCTTCAGCCAAGAGATACTCAGATGGTTATCGGTAATGAGTTATTTTATACTGGAAGTGACCATCATGGAATAGCTTCGGCACTTAGTGAGTACAATTCCCAAGATACACCAGTGGTTGCAAATATGGCGTTACGCCAGGTGGACTTTAACAACTACAAAGGCGAAGATGCACCAGACTGGCCAAGCTACGAAGAATACCTGCATTGTTTTACAAAAGATCTTCAATTTTCTAGTAATCTAGCTGTATGCAACGAAATAAAAGAAGAGCAACGTAAAATAAATTCTCTTAGCGCCAACAAGAGAAACTTTTTTCCAGTTGACGCTCCTTCTATTACTGTTGTTGGCAAGGATGTTTATGTTGATGTAAAAATAACAGATCAAGATTGTTTAGAATATCCTTTTTTGTTGACACATTATTTCGACCATCTACAAAATCTATTTCCAAGTTTTCGATTTAATTTTTTAAATATTGGCGGACACAATGACGGATGTTTTCATACTATTAAACCAAATGCAATATTGAGTCTCAATGAAATTCAAACCTATAGTAATACATTTCCGGGATGGGATGTGTGTTATTTGCCAGATCAAAGCTTTGACAAAATTGAAAAGTTTATAAAACTTAAAAAACAAAACAAAGGCAAATGGTGGGTCCCTGGTGAAGAAGATAATAACGAATTTACACATTTTGTAGAAACGTGGTTACAAGACTGGCTGGGATATGTAGAAGAAACAGTGTTTGATGTTAATGTTCTTGTGTTAGACGAACATCATGTGTGTGTAAGTCAGCCAGATAATAAGATTGTAAATGAATTTCTTAAAAAACATAATATGGAGCCCGTGTACATTCCGTGGCGACATAGGTATTTCTGGGATGGCGGATTGCATTGCATTACCTTAGATCTTGTACGTGAAGGTACCCAACAAGACTATTTTCCACAACGAACAGCTCCGATAACAGATAAAGGATACTCATTATAATGGCATTACGTAAACCTCGAGCAACTAAAACTAAAATGAAAGTTGCTGCTAAAAAAGCAACTAAAATTGGAAAGAAGCGCAAAAAATGATCATCGAAACACCGTATAAAACTGGAGACACAGTTTCTTTTAAATTATCATCAGGTGAAGAATTAGTAGCACGGTTGGATGCTGAAAATGCTACATCTTACACTCTAAAAAAGCCAATGTGCTTGATTGCACAACAGCAAGGATTAGGACTAGCACCGTTTATGTTCGGCGTAAATCCTGAAGGAAAGTTTGTATTGCAAGCGCATGCTGTAAGTTGTGTTGCAAAAACAGAAGCAGATATTGCTAAACAATATTTGGCAACCACTTCGGGTATTGTACCGGCCTAAAAACTCACCATAAATACTGTTGTAATAGTGAGGATGAATATGCCACAGGCAGTAAGAATAGGTGATGCAAACAGCATGGGCGGCATTGCAATAGGCCCAGGTGCATTAAGTGTGCTAATCAATGGTCAACCGGCGTGCCTTGAATTTACACCGGTTAGCCCACATCCGTGTTGCGGCCCAGGTCCTTGTGCAAAACATTGCACTGCAAAAACCTCACTAGGATCGCCCAGTGTGTTGGCAGAATTTCAAACAATTAACTTTGTTGGCAATGTTGATTCGTGTTTTGACAGTCGCACACAAGGTAGCCCAGACGTAATAATTGGTGCAATGTGATATGACAGTTACATCAATGACATTAACAGCAGGCGCAAGTATGCTTGCCAACGGCAGTGACCCAACCATTGGTGCTAAGCCGATAGCCAGTAACGCCGGGGTAACGTTAAACTTAGTCGATAGCACAACAGGATTAACTGGTGATCCAACGTTGTATAGCATGAATTATTACACTGTGCAAATACAAAGCATTCAGAGCACACTGTATGATGTAACAGCCAAAGTAGCAAACCTGGCCAATACATACATAAATGAATTTAGTAGTATGACCAATGGCCTTGGTGATAACGTGTTTTCGGCACCTTTTGATTTGTATTCTGGTAATGCGTATGCAGTGATGCACACAGACGATAGTGTTGACAGCGTGTTAACATTTGGCCGTACTGAAAGTGCTAATGTGTTAGGTGGAGCGATTAACAGTGGCGAGATCGAAGGTGATGCTAGAACGTTTGCTACAGCACTTACTGGTTCAATTTCTTTTGTACAAAACAGTAACCAATCCATTAATGCTGCTAACAACAGTGCAAATGCTTTTACAGGCGGCACGTTTGCAGGAATGGACAATGTTGCAAGTGGTGCACTAAGTGGAGTTAACTTAGCCGGCCCGGCATTTGGTGCTGACTGCTCATTGCTAGGTACAGTTATTAACTTTTCAGCAATACCAAACTTGGGTAGCCCAGGGCAGATGTTGAGCAACATGTTGGACGCAGGCACATTAGGTCCTATGTATGAACAATTATCCAAAGTAGTACTAAGTCCTAGGCTTGCTGCAACATTGGGTGCAACCCCTCCACCAACAACAAATATTTTGCTAGGAAGTCTCGGGCTTGATTTAAACAATCTTGCTAGAGTTGGGGCAGGGTTACCACAAGGCATTCAGGAGCAAATCTACATAGCATTTGCAACATTGTCAACAGATGATGTGTCTCAAGTTAAAGCTATTTTAAAATGTACCCAGGTAAATGTTGTTGCTGGCAGTGATTTGTTTGATCCTACAAAACTGTTTCCGACAAGTTTTCAGACACTAACAGCACCAGTGCGCACAGGCAAACTTGGTACTAGGGCTATCTACGTAGATAGTAGCGGAAGTGTTAATCCTATTTTTAGTGATTTAGGTGTTAGGCTAAATGGGATGATTCCAGACAACTTAGCAGTTGCCAATGGCGCATTGTCATTGAGTTTAGGACAAATCAAAGGTATCGAAGCAACAGATATTACTACATTTACTGGTGCTGCTAGCAATCTTGAAACAATGAAAGACTTGCCGGATATTCAAAACTTAACAACATATATACCTGCCGGTGTCGCTGAGTATTGGCAAGACTACTACGGAGTGCAAAATAATATACAACTTGCAACCGGGCCAAGTGCTAACTTTACAATCGCTGACTGTATTGGGTATGCTGCTGGTTATAATAGCGCAGCACCGTTGCAACAAAATTACGACTTGTTAACCACAATGAACGCTAACGGTGATCTTGATGTATTTTACAAGGACGATGGTTCAAGCAGTGCCGATACTGGAGTGTTGGTTGTTCTTGAATACTTAATAGACGGCACATATGTTAGTGGACCAAATTGGGTTATACCAGTAGGAGTATATGGCGCAGGAACGTATAGTTCATTTGCTGATGCATACACAGCCGTTATCACTGCCGCTGTGTCACTTATGCAAAGTGTTTATTCCGGTAATACAACAGCGCAAACAGTACAAGCAAATTTCAAACGCATACAAGAACAATTAGCACGAGAAAAGTTAATTCGTGCAAAAATGGATATGACAGTGTCAGCATTAGTGCCAAGCGAAAACAATGCTATATCACTGAGCAACAGTCTGCCAGTGTATGCACTGGATACAACCAGCGGCGGTACAAGCGAATACCTTGAAAGAATAATGAACATTGATTCACTTGGCGGACAAGCTGCAATTGCGGCAATGAGAGAATCTCGCAACACCAACAATTTGGATGCAGCACATTTGCAACAAGACGGCGGCCTAAATTTAACCCCGCCACTTAATCCGGGCGCAATTAGTTCGTCACAATACACTGAAGACGAAGCGAGTGCTATAATTGTAAAATAGTGGTTGACATTAATACACATAAATGTTATATTGTATTATGTTTTAAAAGGAGCATCACTATGATTAAACCAGCAATCTTTGTTGTGTGCGGCATTATTGGGTATAGTTTATACACAGGTGCGTCGATAACAGATATAGTAGATACAAGTCAGCACGTAGTACATACTATTGCTACAAATGTTGCCGATGCAACAGATTGATCAATCTATAGTAGAAGCTGAGATTAGGCGGCGCATAAGATTATCAGTTGCAGCGTATGCATACGAGTACAAAAATGACTCGATTATGTCTGATGCGTTGTTTGACGAAATGTCTAATGCTGTTGACACTAGTGTGATCACTGGCAACCGTAAAATGGACAACTTCTTTAAAAAACATTTCGAACCTGCAACTGGTATGTGGGTCCGAAAACATCCAAATAAAGCAGGATTGGAAAACATATATCAACGATATTTTACAAAGACATAGTAAATACAATTTCATTCGCACGAAAGTATAAGTAATACGTTATGTTTATGGCTCTCTTAATTCTCTTTGTTGCACTTAGTTTAAGTGCTATTGCTGCGTATTACAGCATTGTCGGCTTGGCTGCGATCTTTGCATCTGCTATTATTCCTATTGTTATAATGGGAAGTGTATTAGAGGTTGCAAAACTTACAGTTACGGTATGGTTACACCAGAATTGGCAACGTGCTAGCTATATAATGAAATTTTATATGGTGCCTGCTGTTCTTGTTCTTATGTTTATTACAAGCATGGGTATTTTTGGTTTTTTGAGCAAGGCACACATTGAACAAACTAGCGCAGCAGAAGAACAGGCAGCACAACTGTCACGCATGGACGAAGAAATAATTCGCCAACAAGACATTATTACCAGAGCTAATGCAAGAATCGCTAAGGGCGAAGCAGATGCTAACAAACAAGATGTGGGCATCCAAGATAAAATTGATAGAGAACAAGAGCGTATTAATAGTGCATACACCAGACGTCAGCCTAGCATTGATGAACAACAAGCTATTATTACTGCACAAGAAAACGCACTACTAAATCGTGTAGCAGTGTATGAAGATGAAATTTCTAGTCTAGATACAGATTTATCACGACTAAACGATGTAGTCAGTGACTTTAGAACTGCATTAGAAAGTGCCAGTGTTGCAAGTGTTGAAGAACAAATACAACCTTACCTATTACAAATTACACAACTAGACGCAGACTTGGAGCGAATTAACACACAAGCAAATGAATATGAAGCAAGGATCAGCGAAGTAGAAGCTGATAACAGTGCAGTTAATAGTTTAAAATCACAAATTGCTGCAATTGAAGAAAACATTGTTGTTACTACAAATAAATTACAAAGTACAGAGCGTTCTCAAATTAGAGAAGGCCAATCAGTCATCGGAGTCTCAGACGATGGATTATTCGGCGGCAATACACGTAGAGCATTAGCAACATGGGTAGACGCACAACAGTCACGAATTGCACAATTACAAACACAAGAAACAGATCTAAGAACACAAGCACAAACAGTAGCCAACGACGAACGTACTAGACTCACTGAACTAGTTACAGAATTGCGTGGCACACAAACAGTACGTATAGACACTCGCAAGCAGGTATTGCTAGACACTATTGATCGTATACGAGCAGATGCTGTTACTGGATTAGCAACTCAGCGTAAAAACATACAAAGCAAAATTGATAATGTGTTGAACATAGACATTCCGGGCAACAGAGAGGCACGTAAAAACGCCCAGGGCATTATCACTGAACTGCGTAATAAAGAAGATCCTAGAATTGAAATTGCTAGAGAAGAAATTTCCAGGATACGTGCAGTTGCAGAAGAAGAAATTGCAAACAGCCAGACGGTTATTAACCGTTTGAGGGCGCAAATACAAGTAGGTGACGATGTTGACCTTGACACATTAATTGATGAACAGCAAGAGCGTATTAGAGTTGCTAACAGTGAAATTGATGCTATAATTGAAAACAAGTTTGCACTTGAATCTGAGGTGCGCAAGCTAGAAGCCGAAGTAGGACCAATTAAGTACATTGCGCAATTAATCTATGGTGAGGACACCAATAGTAATGTGTTAGAATCTGCTGTTAGATGGGTTATTATCTTAATTGTTTTTGTATTTGATCCACTTGCAATTA